CTGATATCAAACGAAACCTCCCTGAATCCATAGGGTAAACATCATAACGGTAAGTAGACAGGCGAGAGCGATCAGGACGACGAGAGCGAGGGTAACGACCCCTCTTAGGACCGTCGCGAATTTCGCTCTGAACGGTTTAACTTTGACCCGACTTTTTGATCGCGGCTCTCTCTTCACCTGATACCCCTCCGTTACTTGCGGGTTGTTCAGACCCCGCAGGATTTGTCAAAGGCTTACCGTCGTAACCGATCGGGGGGAGTACGCCCGGTGTACCGATTTCGACCTCTTCTTGATCTGGGTCGAAATCGTCGACACCAAACTCTTGGGCCGCAATACTCGCGGCACGTTTCTTTGAGAACCAGCCCTCGCTTTGCGCGAGAGCGAGGTCTTTCAGTTTCGCCGAGCGGTCTTGCGTAATGATCTCTGGGAATGTCGGGTCTAAATCGGCGCGAAGTCCATAGCGGCTAAATAAGCGCTTAGCCATTGCTCGCAAGATTCTTTCGTAAACATTTTGGCGGTCTTCAAAGAGTTTCGCGACAGGTTCAGTCGCTACAATTGAGCCGGCCCGAGTCTGCCCACTTGAGAGATGAGAGCCCAAGTATGACGTAGGAATCCCCGATCCAATGGAAATCATACTTAGGCACCACTCGAAGACGGGATTCGTATGACTTCCACTTGCGCCGTTTGATCGGTACTCGCGCTTCACCTTAGCTGTATGGACAAACTCGGACCCGGCTGCGGGAATGGTGCCTAGTCTCTTCTGCGCCGATATGTAATTCTTAATATCCTGCTTTCCGCCTTCGACAGTGGTGTCAATGCACCATGCGGCGTTTTTCATCTCTGCGACGAGAGAGTAGTTAACGGCGTCTCGAAGCCGTTTCAAATATGAAAGGACCGGGAAAATATCAGAGCGCCCGCGCTTCTCGTTTGACATGCAGTTCACTTTAAAGTGCATCATGTCGGGAGCGGGGATTTGTTGAAAAATAAACTTCGTGCCCGGAACTTTACCCGCCGTGTAAGTCTGCCATTGCGTCGGGAAAATTTGTTGATACGCGAGTACGCGCGTAATGTCTTCGGGGTAAGTTATGATCTCCCATATCGTCGACGGGTCGACGAGCCTGACTCTCGGAATGATTCCACGCGGGATCTCAGCGTTTGGGATATTCCAAGTAAATTTCGTCGCGTTATCCGGTAACCACTGAAGCATGATCTCGCCGTAGTCGGAGAGTTCGAGCGCGAGTGAGTCCATCATTTCAGGAATGTTATTCACTTCCGAGAAAGCGCCCCAAAGAACTTCCGCTTTCTCCGCGTCGGGACCGGAGATATCTACGCGAAAGCCGCGACCGAGAGTGAAGTGCTTAATCAGGTTGACGAGCCTTCGCGCGATCGGGTCATGATGAAAAGCGAAGAATGCAGCTTGGTGCGCTTTAATATAGTCGGTGTAATAAAGTTGTTTCGAGAATGGGCCGCCGAGTAGCGGCGTGAAATCCGAACCAAGCTCGCCTCCCATGCCCGTGCGATTGCCGCCTCCGTCGTCGAGATGAAAAGAGTCAACTCCTTCTCGGAACGATCTCTTCTTATTCGTCTGCACGACCTTAAGAAATGATTCTTTATTCAACCGCAAAAGATGCGCTTCTCGATTCTTGACACCAAAGACCTTGGCCTCAATCGTCGTATTCGCGTCGTGCTTTAAGCACTGGATAAGATCTGGGACCGAATGAACCGAGAGAGGGCTATCGCCGGGCGTGTAGTGGTGGAAGGATTCGTCGAATTCATAACCTGAATTTTTAAGATCGAAAGGGTTCCGCTCTTTGCCCCAAGCCTGTGCGTCGATAATTTCGGCTGCAATCTGCTTTGTCTTCGGGGTTAGCTCGTTAGCCATTCGTCAAAATCCTTGTAGTTAACCGGCTCGACTTCCGGGAGGTCTTTAACGTAAGGGGTTGACCTACACCGGCATTTGAAACCGCTCGGCGCTACCGTTCCCTGATCGTCAAAATCTGCCCATTCGTCATCGAGCTTGGCCTCGATTTCAGAGCTTGTCAAACCGGACTTGAGACGATGCTCGGGCCGTGTATGGTCGTCGAGGATTGCGACCCACAATAAATCGTCAATCCCGGCTTGTTCTGCGGCGGTTTCGCCGCCGTCTCGTACCGCGTATAGAAAATCGTGCACGATATTTTGCTCGATCTCCCAACCGTACCACTCCTCGGCCTCGGGCTCTCCGATCTCTACGTCGAAGGCAAGGTCACGCGCCTTTGAAACGTACTCGTCTTTATAGAGCGAAACGACATTTCTCCAATCCTCTTCCGAAATAAAATCGAGCGTCGCGTCCTGCGCCCACTCTTCGGTAAAAGCTTCTTTAAGCGGCGCGAGTTCTCTGGGAGGCTTCTTGTACCTGAGAACTTTTGGGAGATGCGTCTTCACTTTCTTGAGTACGAGATCTAACGGAATCGCCTGCACATAACCGCGCTCGATCTCATCCCGAATCTTACCTTGAATCTTCGTAAGAGCTGCGAAACATTTCGCCCCGTCGGCAATAGTCGACACCATGGGGGAGCGCGCGATATTCTTTTGCCCGCTCGTGACCTGGACGACTCGCGAGATCGCTTCGAGTTCGCCTGCATAAGCTAACGTCGTCGCGGCTCGTCTGAGGTCGTAGATCGGGCGATCAAGTAAATGGGCGAGCATCCGCATTTCGCCGTCGATCGTCGCATAGAGCGCGTCTAGGATTCGACGGGCGTGAGAGGTAAAACGGTTGTGATCGTTTATCGCACCGTAAGATACCGTGATCGACGAAAGGATATTTTTAAAAGAACCGTGCGAGATATCCGAGACGCGCTTCAAAGTATTTTGAAGCATCTTCTCTAGCGCTTTGTCTCGGTCGTTTATGAACTTGCGGTACTTCGGGACGACTGTTAACGCCGGCATTTAAAACCCGTCCAGTTCTTCATCCCAGGGACGAAGTAACCGCGCAGACGCTTGACCGATCGTGCTCTCACCGTCGAGACCCCATTGATGAAAAAAGAGCACTCCCGGGTTTTCGGGAACTTCGATCGCGCCTTGGAGCCACCAACCGCCCTGACGCGCGCTACGGACTTGACCGACGACGGCCTTCCAGCCCTTCGCGGTTATGTAAACACCTTTACCGAATTGCATTTCTTTCTTCTTAGACATGGTTCGGGCCTCTCGTCAATGAGGCCATGACGATTTCTTTCTTACGACGATGTACGCTTCACAACCCGGGCACTGCGCATCGAAGTCATGCTCCGATCTCACTTTAATAAAGTCTTTCTTACACTTACCGCATCTATAGGACTGGTGACCGAGCCAGTGGCATCGGTGATTTATCCCCGAGTCGTCCCAGTCTGTCGCAAAGACTTCCAGCTCGTCCCATATCGAAGCCATGCCCTAGAGTATATGCAGATCGAAAGAATCTTCAAACGCTTGGAGCGGATCGACGGCATGAAACAAATACCCCACGCCGTCGGCGGCGTGGCCTAACGAATTATCTTTACCGGGATGCAATTTTCCGCTCCCGTCTCTCCAAACTTGCCGCTGACAGTCTTTCTTGAGTGGTGCGCAGTTCTCGGGGTGAAGCCAAAAATGCGAGACACCGTTTGCGTCTTGGCAGTGAGCATTGAAACAATTCACGCGATCTTTAACGGAGGGATTTGCGTCGGGCACGATATCTTCCCACTCAATACCGGCTTCATCGAGTGCGGCTTTGATAATCGTGTAATCGGTTTCGCCCGCTGCGCTCGTCTTATTGGATTTTCCCGAAGCGTCACCAATGAGGATAACGCTTTTGATCTTATGGCTCTTCAACTTCTCGACCAAAAGCGGCGCGGCTTCGAAAGTCCCTTTCGCGGTTCTCGCGATGTGAACCATATCGAAAGCGTAAAAATTCTTAACCGCACCTTGAACGAGAGTCCAGCACATTGGAGCCATATTGAAGTCGAAGCAAACGTAAACGGGTAGATTCCTATGTACGAGTCCGTCGTCCGTAAAA